CTTAGATAATAAATATTCTCGTGTAATAATAAATGGCATACCAACTTCAACCTGGTCTTGCGATCGTTCAAAATGCAGGTGCAGTCCCACCAGTGCGAGCGACTGAAGAAATCTTTGTGTACCCTCAGCCCAGTTCCATTAACTGTGGTGGGTGTCGCCCAAATACTATGCTGTACGGCACAGCTCCATACATGGCGGGTAAAGGTTCTCCAGCGCAATACATTGATGTGAGTGACCAACTTCGCCCACAATCAACAAGTCGATTTGGTAAGGTTGTCGTTCCAACCTATGAACGCAACCTTTTCCCATTGACAAACATGGAATGTAAGGTACCACTTCGTACCATGAAGTACGAACCTGCGAGTACGCGTGCTGAACTCCAGAACGGACTCTTCCAACAAAGATACGCTAATAAAAATGTTACTAAAAAATAAGAATGGCTGATCCCATTTCACTCGCAGCTGTCGCTGGTCTTATTTTCGCTGGTCGATCTTTGAGTAACAAGCCAGTTGTTGAACAACCACCAATTGTTGAACAATCGCCAGTTGTTTACAATAATGATGATAATGACGGTGTTCCAGATTTCATAGAACGTGATTTTGAACCACGCTTGGAATTCACCCAAAAGATGGAAGTGGCCAGTTTTGCCGACATCGGTCGTCAGCAGAGAAGTGGTGGCCAAGAGATTCTCAATATGAGAAATCGTATGTATGATACAGGTCGAATGAACAACCTTTCCCCAATTGAGAAGCAAATGGTTGGTCCAGGTTTGGGTGTTGGCGCCGATACCCCAGCTCAAGGTGGTTTTCAGCAGCTGTTCCGTGTGAATCCAATCAATGTTGGTGAGTACAGGCTCACAACACTCCCAGGTCGTTCCGGTCCAGCCGCAGACACCACAGGTGGTCGTAGTGCCGTTGTTGGTCAATTAACTCACAACAAACCAGAAACCACTGCGTACCTTCCATCTCGTCTTCCCACAATGGCAGGGCGAGCGCAAGGTATGTCAGGTGCTGTGCCACGTATGAGTCATCAGAAGACGATGCGTACCACAAACCGTTCCGAAACAGGTAGTCGTGCCGACGGTCTAGGCTTCAATGGTGCGAAGCGTTTTATTTCAGCCCAAACGATGCCACAAGACCCAACCCGCTTCAAAAGTGATCGCAACGATCAACAATTTTCCTACTACAGTCACGCGACTCCGGGTATTACCAACTTTAACGGTGCTTACGCGACAAGTGTGGCTGCTCAGATGACCGCCAAGAATAATGAGGAGTTGATGAAGTACGGTTTCCGTCCAGAGGATCGCAGAGGTAAGGCGAACCGTATGGGTAACCCAGGCCGCATGAATGTCCGTGAGAGCGCACTCAAGCAAGGTGGTCGTCTCACAGCGGTTCGTTCAGATACTACTCGTGTGGATGGTCGCATCAACCCGGCGAATGGCGGTTGGACACAGAATTACCAACAAAAACCTTTCCACCAGTTCAATGCGTACAAGGGCAATGAAAACCCCAATTCAAGAAGCTTGGACATTGCGAAGAGACAACTCCAGAACAACCCATTGGCGCACCACATTGGTTAAGTACACTTTTACACATATTAGACAAAAACAATCATTAAAATATTGTGCCTATATTTTAATGAAGGTTCATACCCTTGACATAGATTCAGGTGAGCGCGACACCGCAATCTATGAATATTCAAATAACTACAGTGTGACTTTGAAAACACCACTGTATAACGTTACAAAAATCGAAGTTGTTTCAGCGAGGATACCAAGAAATAGAATAATCAATCATTTCAATAATAAATTTACAATTCATGATGATTTTGGTACATATGATGTTGAATTGGATCCTTTAGATAATTCTATAGCTGGTACTCCGAGTGAAACTACTGTGGCAACTTTTGTGAAGAATGCGATAGCTGCAGCGGGTTGTGATACGGTTGATCAAGTGGCGTACAGTTATTCAAAGTTTCAATTTTCAAATGTCGCAGCAACTAATGAATTTAACCTTGATTTTTACAATGGTGTTGATGGTTGGTCATCAAATGTCATGAATAGAACAACACCAAATCAAATATTTGGCCTAAATACTTCAAATGTTAGTTCATCAAGTAGTGTTATAAAAGGTGGTGATCCAGGAGTTGCGTTTGGACCTAAAACTTTTGTGTTAAAAATATCAACTGGTCCAGATGACTTTAATCAGGATTCATACACAAATACACCATTTTATACGGGTGTATTTATGAATAATGACGATGATAGTACATACAGTAGTGCGCAAAAATATTACACATTTTATGGAAGTGATGACTCATTTGTACACGAATTTAATAATGGACCGCAACGGGAAATATCAAATCTCAAAATTGAATGGTATTACAAAGAAAATAACAAACTTATACCAGTTGATTTCTATGAAAGAGATAACGCTATAAAGTTAAGAATTCATGGAAGTACGGACAAGTTGGAGAGTCTACCAAAGGTTCCCCTGGAAGTTGTAAATGAGGAGGTGCCACCACCAATAAACATCCCCGAAGTGTTGGAAGATGTTTATAAGTGGAAAACGGAATATATTTCCATTGGACTTATTATTTTAGTTGGTCTAATACTACTGTTCCTCATGCGTAAACGCCCCAAACTTAGCGAGTAATCGCGAAGACTGGTTGCGCTGGCTTGGAGACACGAGTAGAGATGCTGGAAACGACCATGTAGACCGCGATGGACAACAAGGTGGTGAGGATCGCGGTAAGGGTGTATTGGGTACCACCGTTCTTTGGCACCTTGATCAATTGCTGGATGACCCAACGGACCAAGTCCATCCAGCTCATCGCCGCAGCGAAAGAGAAGCCCGCAACAATGGCGTTGAGGGATTGGGTTTCCAATTCTTGGGTAACAAGGTTAACAGTCTTGAGAGCTTGGGCAGTCATGTCAGCCATGATGAGAGTTTTATACTATACACGGGGAAAATTTTTACTCTGGGAGTAACTCCTCCTTCTGAACAATCTTTTTGTACTTGGGTTTCCTTACTATACTTGACTTTGCAAATATCTGCTCCTCCTCGTCTTCTTCGGAATCTCCATCGGTACTACTTTCATCGTCCCCTGTAGCTTTGAATGACTTATATTCAGAAATCGTCCAACCCTCCGGCTCCGATGTACTCATTACTATTAATAGCATTTTTTAACATCTCTTCTACCGGACTTTGTGGTACCCATTGTTCCCATCTGTCGTAGGCTTCATTCATTTGTTTGAAGGTTGTGTCTTCACCTGCGTAGCGTTCGAAGGGTGGGCACTCTTCTGGATCAACTTCTTCGAGGTCTTCTTCGTCGGAGGACTCTTCATCATAAATCTCTGGGAAGAGTGAGCCAATATTTTGACCAACTGTATACATTACACAATACTTGATTGCATATTCCATGTCTTCTGGGAGTACCGTGTTACGTCCACAAGCTTTGGAATATTCAGCTGCCAAGACCATACTTCTTTCAAGGACGGGAAGAAGAATACCAATGAGAGCCTGTTGTTGAGACTCTTCATAAGCTCCTGAAGATTCACCAAATCCAGTTTTCATCATCTTTATTAATATTTCAAATTAAAAAGAGTTTGAGCAGTTCCCTCGGATACACGGAGAATGTTGTGACTCACGGCGTACACTCTGACTTGTCTTGCATAATCTGCACATGGAGTCAGACTTAGGTTAACAATTTGGTCTTTTATGAGACTGAAATTGACCTGTCCTGTGGGATACCACTTTTCGGGTTCAAGAGCAAAACTGTACGAGTAGAATCTTCTAATGAGTTGTGTCTTTGAATGATGAATCGCGGACTGAACAGCTTTTAGGAATATAACATTACCGGTTTCTTCTGTAATGATTGGCTGACCATCAAGGTCAAGTGTGAGATGATCCAGATTTTCATAAAGTATATACTTCCCACCTGTATCGGCAAGTGTATTATCATAGTCAAATGGAGTCATAAACTCTCCTTCACCAGTACCCAAGTCACCTTGTCTCTGAATGACAAAATAGAGCTCTCTCACTGGATTATAAAAGTCTAATTTGAATGATGCAGACTGTACACCTTGTTCCATATCGAATACATTTTGTTGAATCTGTGTTATTATATAGTCTCTCTTCTTTTCATTCTCCAACTTGATTCTCTCACATGGATCAAGGAAAACTACTTCCGCACAAAGTTTAAAATCTGCAAGTTTGAGCACTTCATTAAATTGTGGCTTTGTCCCGTCAATACGAACAACTAGATCTTTGTAGCTTCGAAGTTTTACTTCAACTTCAACTTCCTGCTTCTTGATAGCACAAAGTGGCAACGCCAATTCTGGATTATTGTAAAAGTAGAATGGCAAATCTACAAAATATTCCTGAACCCCATCAGAAGCACCAAGGTGTGCCAATATCTCTTTGTCTGAGACGCGAGCTGAAATTGATCTTTCTGGATACTTACCCACAAGTTCTTCAAGGGCAAATTGCTTCGTCTGTGTGACAAAGTGTTCTGAATAAATTTGAAGATAGTCACTTGTAAGTCTCTGAACAACTTTACCACCCACAATCAGATCTACATATTCAATGAGTGCATGACCCACTGAATCAATGTAACCCCAACTTGCTGTGCCAATTTCTGGAAGCTTTATCTTGATACTGAGGGTACTCAAAAGGTCACCCGTATTTTGTGCTACTTTGAAATTTGCCTTTCCACCAAAGTCTACAGAAGTCTCTGGATCTATGTCAACATACTCTCTTGAAAAGTTTGAGTGTTTTTTGAAACTTTCCAAAAAGTGTGTGTAGTCTGGATCTAGCGTGAAGAACCTGTCTTGGAGACCGGATGTTTCAAGCTGTATACGACCAGCCATTACTAATATAACAACCTAAAATTTTAAACCAGCTAATCCACTCTCAACGCGAAGTACATTATAATTTAGGGCATACACTCGAGTATTATTATTATCAACATCATTGACGGGTTCTATTTCAATTGTAAGAAGTTTGTGAGAGATGCGACTCATATTGACTTGACCCGTTGGGTAATACATCTCCGGTTTCAATGAAAAACTATACATTGCAAACTTTGCTGTGTCGGCTGCAGATGGAGCATTCACGTGATGTTTGAGGGCTTGTTCATAATTAAGAAACTTTGTATTTCTATCAAAAACTATTTCATTG